TCTTGTCATCGACGAAGCCGACGAGATTCTGAAGCGGAAGCCGGCCCGCTTTGTATGCCTCGAATTTCCCTTTGCCAAGTATGCGCCGCTGTTCCGCCTCCGATAGTTTTGCGAAGGCCGTCGCCCCAGGCTGAAGGAAGGCCCGCGTTTCCTCGACGCCTTTGATGCCAAGCTCCTCGAAGGTTGTCGTGTGCGGCCGCGGAACGCATCGGCAGCCGACGTGAGATCCGAACGGCTCCGAGGCCTTGAAGAATGTTCCGTCCATTGCCCAGCAGACGGCGCAGGTTCGGCCGTCGCGCGCGGCCGTCCAGACCCATCCCTCGATCACGTCATCATTCGCGGCGAACTCCTGAATCGCCGACTCGCGATAGGCCCGCGTCATCTCCGTCCGCGCAATCATTTGCGCCCGGCTCCGATTGCCGAGGAGGAGGCTGCCGAGATCTCGAGCCACGCGATCGGCGCCGAAGCCCTGGGCGATTCCGAGGAGGAGGGCCGATCGGATCCGCGCAGCCGCGTCAGGCGCCAGCGATTTCACGAAGTATTCGAAGACGGGCGTGCCGTCGCCCATCAGGCCGACAAGCGACTCGAGGGCCGCCTTATCGACGAAGTTAAACTCGACGCCGAGGCCGATCTGATCGCCCGCCGCCGTCATCAGCTTCATCGCGTGCACCGATCCCAGGTTGAGGGCCGCCCGCTGCGCCGCCGCGACCTCCGGCGCAAGCTTGCCGGCGAACACGTTGAACTCAAGAAATATCTGATCGTTTAGCGCATTCAGCCGCCCGCGACGTGCGAGAAGCGAGGCGATCTTCTGAGGCGAGGCCGCTTCGGCGCCTTCAGCGTTGATCGCCTGAATCTCGATATCGAGGGCGTGAATTCGCGAGAAAAGATGCTCGAGGATCGGCTTATAGGCCTCGACGATCCGATCCGCCGCCTTCCCGTCAAGCTCGAGCAGCTGCTTCCGGAACCGGAGGGCGAGGGCGTGCGGATTTGTAAGCTTAGGCATTGGAGGCCCGCCGGCCAGCTGCGATCGATTCTAGGGCCATTTCCGGGCCGGATTCAGCCATCGTGGGCGTCGATCGCTTTGAAGATTTCATAGACAACCTGAGGCACCACCGAATTGCCGACCGCTTTCAGTGCTTCGCGTCGCCATCGGCTTGTATTCCATCGAGCCAGTCGGCCGGATATCCCATTAGCTGAAGCACCCATCGAGGATTCAGGCTGCCCCGCGTCACGCCTTCCTCCTTCCGGGCCTCCTCCTGCATACACCGGCCGCCCGTTCCCGGTCTGCGGCTCACACCCGAGTCCGCCCTCGCTGTCGGCCAATCCATCGACCCGAAGTGCGAATTGCTGTTGCCCTTCGCCGCCTGAATCAGATCTCCCCGTCCGCCCCTGTCGCTGTCGGTCGCCCTCACTGTCGGCCAGTCCATCACCTGATTCGGGAGATCGATCATCGAGCCTTCCGCTCCGCCGTTCGGATGCCAGTCGCGACTTGTCGGAGTATGCCAGTCGAGGCTGTTCCCACTCGAATTGTTCTTCTCCCGGCCTTGCGGGCCAGCGATATGAACCGACGTGCCGAGATTCGGCGAATGCCGTTCGCCCTGCGTCTCGCCGCTGTCCTTCCAGTCTCGAGCGTTCGGCGTCGGCCTGGCCGACGCCTCGACCTGCGTCGCCAGGTTCACCCGATTCAGGCCTCGGCGTTCCATTCCCGGCATATCCGGCCGATCGTCGTTTCGCCGAGGAGTAGCCCACAATCCAGACTCGATCCCGTCGATGAGGCGATCCGACCGCCCAAGCACCCACCACGAACGGCCAGCACTCGTAGCCAATCGCCTCCAATGAAGCGAGAACCGCGTCAGCCCCTCGAGTCCTGAGAGCAGGGACATTCTCAATGACGACCCACGCCGGCTCGATCTCCGCGATAACTCGCCGCATTTCCCACCAAAGGCCAGAGCGTCCTGCGCGAATTCCGGCGCCTTTTCCGGCTGCTGAGATGTCTTGACAAGGGAATCCTCCGACGATGATATCGACGGCTCCGCATCGCTCGCGAACAAGCTTTCCTGATAAGGTTTGAACGTCATCGTGAATCCAGGCCTCCGGCCAGTTCTTCCTTAACGCCTTCTGACAAAAAGGATCGATCTCGCAAAAGCCGACCGTCTGCCAATTCATCCAGGCAGAATAGATCGAGAACACGCATATCGGGATACTATCAGCCCCGATAGAAATCCGCCAGCTTAATTGATCCTCCCGGAATCGAATCGGCCCTGCATCAGCGCCCCAAGATTCGCGGCCTGGGCGTCTTGCTCCGCGAGCATTTGATCGACGACCTCGGCGCCGTATCCGGCCTCGAGGAGAAGCGTCTTCCGTGGAACGCCGATCTGCTGTTTGAGGAGAAGCGTCTCGATCGTTTGATCCGGCTGAACGGGCGCCGGGAATTCCCAGGCCGCCGAGAGAACGAGATCGGCGCCGCCCTTGCCCTCGATCCGAAGCGCGAACTCGATCAGGCTTTCCCACGAATTCCCGAACACGCCTTGCTTGCGCTGACATCGCGATATGAGCCGAGCCTCCGCCATTCGCAGCGCATCGCCTGACGGGAATTGCCCCGTCTGAAGAAGGTAATACATCGGGATACCGCTGATCCGCGCGATCTCCCGGCGGAACGCCTCCTGAATCTCGACGTAGGTGGAAAGGTTCGCCGGATCGAATTGACCGAAGCGCGCCTCGGGATGGGCCGCGATCCATACGCGATCGATGCCAGGCTGAAAGGGCGCGATCGGCGCACCGTTATCGTCGAAGCTCACTTCGATCCCGGAGGCCCACCTTTGCGGAAGCGCCATGAACTCCGCGGCGACGAGCATATCAACGCACGACTTATTCAGCGCATCCTGAAGGGCGATCAGCGGCGCAAGCTCTGAGGATCCGAAGCCGCCGCATCGGGAATTATTCGCGAAGTGAAAGACGGGAACGCGCCCGAAGTCATTCGGGATCACGGCGCCGCCTTCATCCTCGAAGGGCGTGAAGGCCGTCTCGCTTTGCGGCCACGCCACATTATCCTGCGTCGATTCGGGCGTCGCGTACTTCTCGACGCGATCCGGCCAGTAGATATTCAAGCGGAAGCGATTGCCGGCCCGCCAGATCTTCGTCGCCCAGAGGATGATCTCGGGCGAATCCGGATCGCGCGCGACAAGGCATTCCTCGGCCCGCTGAGGATAGATGACGGCCTCGCCCTCGGCATTCGGCCAGACGATCACATAAGCGTCGCCGGCGATCAGCGCCTCCGTATGAACCTCGGAGGCCGTTTGATCGAGGCGGCGCTCCGTCCATATCTGCTGTAGCTCCTTCGTCAACGCCTTGCCGCCGCCCTTCAGCACATCGAATTGCTTCAGCCGAAGGCGATCGGAATACGTGTCGATGACGATCGGGAGAAGGTTGTCGGCGAAGCCTCGAAAGAGATCACGAAAGAGGCTCCGGAATTTCGACGTCTGAAAAAGAAGCCGATGCCGGCCGAGGAAATACGCCCTGAAGAATTCGTAGTAATAGCGGCGCCTCGAGAGGATCTCGAGCGTCTGCTTGATCGGCGATCCCTCTGGATTGATGTATATGTCATCAGCGTCGAGAAGCCTGACGCCAGATAGTTCGCTGAAGTATTGCGGATTCTCCTCGGGCGACAATGGAGCAGTAGGCATGGGCTTTTCCTCCCTTAGAAGGTGTGAACGGTTGTCCGAATGCGTCGGGCGCGATAAGCCCAGGCGGCGAGAACGAATGCGTCACCGCGATCCGGCGACCGGCCGAGGCGATCCGGTTTCTTCAGATCATCCTTCGACTCGAGTCGGATGCGGCCGCGCGAATCATACAACAGTTTTGAGGCGGCGAGATCACCGGCGAGACGATGATCGGGCGGAAGGGCGATCTCGAGGGCCTTCAGGAAGTCGCGCGCCACCCAATATGTCTCCGCTCGAGCGTTCGCGAATTTCTTATCTTCCTCCGCCGCCTGGGCGTTGTTTACCGGGATGATTTTTGCCTTCTTCAGCCGCGGATCGCCGCCGGCGCTGCGCTGAACTTCGCGAAGCCGATCCGTAACGCCGCCGCCGAGGCCCGAGTCATCGATTGCGACGACCGGCGCACCGTAGCTGATGATCCGGCCGACCGTATCCATCAGATCGCGGCCGCGCGTCGCCTCGGGAACGTCAGCCGTTCCGTCCAGGCGGATCGGTTGAAAGATCGTCTCATCGCTGCCGAAGCGCGCAACGTCGCAGCCGAGGGCCGCGATCGGAGACGGAGGCCCGGCGCCGGCCCGGATATCGCGCCACTTCGCCTGGGCCGCTTCGATCACCTTCAGGCTGATGAGGGAATCATCGCCTTGATCCGGCCAGAGGCCTCGAACGCGCGCGCGATAGAGGGCCGATTCGCGATCGCCGTAGTCTTTCAGCCGCTCGTCAACCCATTCGCGCGTGACGGCGCCCGGCACGATCTCATCGCCCGTTACGACGTTCGGATGGTTTTCGCAATTCAGGCGAAGGATATTCCAGAGGCCGGAGTCTTCCGCCAT